TACTTGAACCCAGTAATTGGTTATACCAATCACTCTCGCCTTCCCCGCGGTCTTATAAACCACGGATAGACGAGAAAGGTTGAAGTGCGTTAAGCTAAGTAACTCTTTACCAGGTACCCACATCTCCTTTGGCAATGTAAATTTCAAAAGAAATATTACAAAGGTCAGAAGAGAAGTGTCATGAAAATCATAGAAGATTCATTCTGGAAAGGATGAATGTTCTAAATTCTTACGAAGTAAGAACGATCTTCATGTCACAAGGGCACGGTAAATAGGTGCGCCAACTCGTCACCATAGCCTCCTTAAGGCTATAGTAACGATGGCAAAGCTTGCGCCCATGCTCACTAACAGAAATGAAGTGATCATGAACCAACTGCGAGTAAAGTAAAACCACTGTAATAGTGTGATTCAGTATGATGGATATCGTAAGATACCTATCATATCATGAACCACAAACATTCAGGCTACTGAACCGTTAGGTCCAGCAGATTGAATGAACAGAGGTTGCGCCTTTAAATTTCTAAAACTTAAAGACTTAACTCCTGCTAGCCGGAGCAATTTACTCTTGGCCTTTTTAAGGCCTTGAATAGTTTGCCTCGTCCCGTTGAAGGGATCCGTCACAGTTTTAAGGTCTACATCGGGTCACCACGGAATAATTCTGTGGATACCCAACATAGTCAAAACAGCAATATAAAGTCGTCTGTCAGAAAGAAGCCTATTACGGATTCTTCCTGGTATCAGTAACGGGAAACCTGTTACTTTTCCAACTCTTACACCTACTTTAGGTGTATAAGTGGATGATACTCTTACAGCGACGGTAATTGTATATGCCTCCTTCAAGTAAGAATAAACGAAACGCAAGTTTCGCCTCTTACCTTGGGTGACATACATACCTCGTATTCTGTGAAAAATACGAAGTAAACTAACGTCCTCTTGCGCCCGACCTGCAGCCCACGTAAGTATCCTGAATCAAGGACCAAAATCATGGTCTTTGACTCAGGAGTCACGTCTTAGGACTTTCGGTACATTAAGCAAGTAAATGTGATTTCTAAATTTAGATTTCATATTGAACGTTTAATAAAAGTGTACTTAGTACCCTGTGAGGGGCACCTTCCACAGAACGTGGGAGTGCATGCTCATCGCATGGTTCCATCGATCGATCGATCGCAACCTTTCTTAAGGGTTCGTTCGAGGAAGTCGGTAAGTATACCGTACCGTTGTCCACCATTGGAGATGGTCGCAGGCTACTGCGATAGCTCTATAAGGCACCAAGTGATTGGTAAATCACTTGTTGTTCCAATCGCTCTTAACGAGGGAAAGGACATGCCTGGGGTTCTGAGCAAAAACGTCAATCCTTAAATTGAAGTCCGTGTACCCTTGCGG